ATGTCTATAGTGGTGGAATACTTAGCGTATCTGATACAACCCAGAATAATCTTGGTATTATTACCTCAGGTTCTTTACAAGTTCAAGGTGGTGCAGGTATTGCTAAGAACCTAACTGTTGGTGGTGCAACAACTATCACAGGAAATGTTCACATTAAAGGCAACATCACAGTTGAAGGAACAGGTCTATTCCCAATAGGTTCTATTATTCTTTGGTATGGTTCAACTGGTTCTATTCCTGATGGATGGTCTCTATGTAATGGAGCAACTGTAAATGGATACACCACACCAGACTTGAGAGAAAGATTCGTTGTTGGTGCTGGTGGTGATAATAGCACTGTTACTGGTTCTGGTTATGCTGTTGGAGACACTGGTGGTGCTAATGAAGTAACTCTGACTACTTCACAAATGCCTTCTCACAACCACTCGGCAACATTTAGTAATGGTTCTAACAAGACACTTGTCGATTCCACTAAGGTATTCCAATATGGTGGTGACGCTGTTGGTGCTCATGGATATAGCAATAGTAATGTAACAGGTACAGTGACTATCGGCAGTGAAGGTGGTGGTACTGCCCACGAAAACAGACCTCCATATTATGCTCTCTGCTACATTATGAGAACCTCATAAATACTTAAAAACCATATAAGATGGCAGATTATAGAAAGTCATTCAATTTTCGTAATGGTGTCCAAGTTGATAATGATAATTTCCTAGTTAATTCTAATGGTTTGGTCGGGATAGGCACAACTGTTCCGACCGAATTATTGGATGTTAGGGGAAATGTTAAGGTTGTGGGACTTGCTACCATCCAAGATGCATTTATTGCTATTGGAACTGCTCTAGACTTTAGAGTTGGTATCACTTCTATTCATGCTGGTTTAATAACAGCAACAACCTCATCTGGCATTGTAACATATTATGGAGATGGAAGATACCTCCAAGGTCTACCAACTTCACAGTGGGTTGACATTGATGCTGGACTAGGATATACAAGTATCTACGCTGCTGGGAATGTCGGTGTAGCAACGGATGACCCAAGATATACATTCCAAGTTGGTGGAAATACAAATGTAAGTAACTTTTCTAGTGGTGTGGGTATAAACTCCACTGGAGACATCAATGCAACGGGCATTATGACCGCTGCAAAGTTCTATGGGTGGGGTATAGGCGTAACTGGTTTGAACGCTGCTACCGCCATTTCTGGAGGGTATCTAGATAATGATAGACTTCCAGAATCTATTAGTGTAACTGGTATCATCACTGCCTCTAGGTTTATTGGTAACCTAACTGGAGATGTAGTTGGTATTGCTACGACAGCACGAGACCTAACAAGCGATGCTAATGTAACTATTGTTGGTGTAAATGCTGGGTTCTCAACATCTGGTATTGCCACAGTTCACACTAGACTTCATTTAGATGGAGCAAAGATTGGCGTCAATACTTCCGCACCAGCATCTGATATTGAAGTAAGAAACACTGGAATTTCTTCCGTACAACTGATTAGTTCCACAAAAGAATCTAGACTTGTTCTAGGAAAAGTTCTTGCTGGTGCTGGTTCTAGTTATGGGCACATTCAGTTTGGTAATACTAACACATCATATAGTGCTAGTAATATCAAGTCTTTAGATATATTTAACTTTGATACTGGAAGTATAAACCAATACCTCCACGCTGGAGATGCTGGTATTGGCACTGGTAGATGGGGTTGGATATACGGTCAAAACCTAACTGAAAGAATGTCTCTCACTTGGGATGGTAAGTTAGGCATTAACCAAACATCACCAACAAATACACTTCATGTTGTAGGAACTTCTACAGTAACAGGAAATGCTTGGGTTGGTGGAGACTTTAGTGTTGCTGGTTCATTTATCCCATCTACTATTGAAACAGATGGAACTTCTTTACTAAAAGGTAGAGTTGGAATAGTTACAACTGCTGTACCAACAGCAAATTCCTTACAAATTGGAAGTGCTACTGGTGGTGTTGGTATTTCTTCAGCAGGTGATATACAAGCAGCGGGTATTATAACAGCAACAGACTTCAGAACCTTAAGTGGTTTTACTGTTTCTGGATTAGGTACTGTAACTGCTCCTAGTGGTATCAGTAATGGAACTGAAATACTTAACTTCCAAGTATCTGGTTCAACACTAACACTTTCTATTCAAGGTGTAGGAAGTGTGAACTTGACACTATCATAAAAACCCTGTAGACTACCTTTGTCCCGGTTGAAGATGAGACTGTGAGCTTTAAGGGACAGTTACAGAACCGTCACAGGGTTCATCGGTAGAGACCCCTCCGTGCTATAATAAGTCCATACACGAGGGACACGATGCAACTCCGCCCACACCAGCAGGACGCACTCGCCGCTATGCTGGCGCACGACAAGGGTCAGGTCATCGTCCCTACGGGTGGTGGTAAGACTATGTGCATGATCAAGGACTCTCAAGAATATCTTGATGCTTGCGATCGTGGTATTGTCGTTGTCGTTGCTCCTCGTATTCTTCTTGCTGAGCAGTTGTCTGCTGAGTTTCTTGAGTTTCACACTGACGTTGCAGTCATGCACGTTCATAGTGGAGAGACTCATCACTTCAGCAGCACTCGCCCTGCTATAATCCGTAACTGGAGTCAGCAAGCATACCGCAAGCAACTGATCTTCACTACCTATCATTCTCTGCCTCGTCTTATGGAAGCAGAGATTGAAGTCGATTGCATTTACTTTGATGAAGCGCACAATTCGGTCCAACGTAACTTTTTCCCTGCTACGGAGCACTTCTCTTCTACTGCTACTCGCTGCTATTTCTTCACTGCTACTCCTAAGCACTCTCTCACTGTTTCCAAACCTGGGATGAACGATCCTGAGGTTTATGGTAAGGTGATCTGCAACGTTCCTGCTCCTAAGTTGGTGACTGAAGGCTACATATTGCCGCCTAAGGTTATCATCAAGCAACTTGATATGGTTCAGGACAAGCAGATGATTGCCGATCGGGATTCGCAGAACCTGCTGGACACCATTGACGACAACAATCTGAGTAAGATTCTGATTGCTGCTCGTTCTACCAAGCAGATTATCAAACTGCTGGGTGAATCCGACTTCCGTGAGCAACTTGCTGAGCGTGGTTATTCCTGCATGTATATCACCAGCAAGACTGGTGCTATCATTGACGGGCAGAAAGTTGACCGTGAGACTTTCTTCGACACCCTGAACGCTTGGGGTAAGGATTCCACCAAGAAGTTCGTGGTTCTGCACCACTCTATCCTGTCTGAAGGTATCAACGTCTCTGGACTTGAGGCAGTGTTGTTTATGCGTAACATGGACTACATTGGTATTTCTCAGTCTATCGGTCGTGTGATCCGTCTGGGAGGCGCTCAGAAGACCTTTGGACTGGTTTGTGTGCCCGTTTATGATAAAGTGGGCATCAGCACCGCCAAGAGCGTTCAAGCGGTTGTAGACACCGTTTTCAATCAGGGTATGCCTGCTGTGTCGGTTGTGCGCCGCTAAAACTATCTCATTCACGATTCCTAGCAAATCCAAATCAATCCAATGACATCCTCCTATTCAGTTAAATTCCCCTATCTCAAGAATCACAAATTGCACGATTTTAATGACTCACTGAGAAAAGAGAAACGTATTGTTGAAAGTGGTGAGCACCTTTCAGTAATTCATCAGTTGAATATTGAACTTCAAAAACGATGGAAAGTTCGCATTGATTTTGAAACCTTTGAAGATAACTATGGAACAGATTCTGTTTCATTGTTCAAGAACAAAGCGGGAGTTGATGCAACTTGCAATTTGATTCATATGGAAACTGATGAAAGCAAAGAGTTTACATTGGACTATAAGTTTCGTGATCCTAATGCAAAATGGGATGATTTTCTTGCAGAAACTGTTAGTCAAGACTTTGTACGATTTAATTCAAAGAAACCTATTGTTCCTGGTTGGGCAACTTGCAATCATAAGATAAATGATGCTATACTGTATATCTTGCCCTTTTATAAAAAAGCAGCACTTGTTCGCAGAAAAGATCTAAAGAATGGATTTGATAAGAATCGTTTCCCTCTTGATCCCTGGCGTCGTAAGATTGCAAAAAATAAGGGTTGGGATACAATCAGTTATGTAATTGATTGGGATCGTTTGAAGAAAGTATGCCCAAATACCATTGTATTCAACTATGAGTGATGTAAAACTATACAACGATAATTGCATGAATGTGCTCCCGTCACTTGCTGATAGGAGTATTTCTCTGACTCTTACGGATATTCCTTATGACGAGGTGAATCGTAAGAGTGGAGGGCTTCGTAATCTTGATAAAAGTCATGCGGATATTATTACCTTTCCCCTTGACGATTTCATTGACGAAGTAGTTCGTGTAACTTCGGGTAGTATTTACATCTTCTGTGGATCTGTTCAGGTATCACATATCCGCAATCGTTTGATCGAACACAAACTATCTGTGCGCCATTGTATCTGGGAGAAGACTAATCCTTCTCCTATGAATGGACAGCATATTTGGTTGTCCAGCATTGAAAACTGTGTGTTTGCGAAGAAGTCTGGTGCAGTGTTCAATGAGCATTGTAAGTCTGCTGTGTGGAGACACCCCATTGAACACTATAAGGACCACCCAACACCTAAACCAGTTAGACTCATGGAAAGATTGATTGAAGCAAGTTCAAATGTAGGTGATACTGTGCTCGATCCTTGTATGGGAAGTGGTGCTATTGGTGTCGCTGCTAAACAATGTGGGCGTAACTTCATTGGAGTTGAAATGAACGAAGAATACTTCAAACTTACAGAAGAG